TGCGTTGCGTTGTATAGCGATTAAGCCCAGAAACTCCGCTTAAAAGGCTAGAGACTGCATCCTCTACAAGAATCTGGGTGGATTGACTCATTTTTTGGCAGTAGCCCTTATGTCCAAGGTTATTTCATTGCTCCAAGTCCTATTAGTCGCAATAACACTTGGGCTTTCCCCGGTAACATTAGCCACAAAACAAGTGATGTTCGAGTTACTGGTCATATAGCTTGCAAGATCGGGGCTTCGATAAAGCTGGGCTATGATGCTTTGAAACTTGGCATCAAACTCTGCTCTAGAGTTTATGTCGGCTCTAGCTGTATAGGTAAGGATGGCTGGTGTGCTAAATATCCCCGTAAATGGCCCAAGCTCCTCGGAGCCTATTGTTGCCTTTGCAACCACATTAGGAAGCGTCCTAGCCGTTCCTCGCTCGCTTGTGTAGAAATTAACGCCAGTAACCGCCGATATTGCGTTGAGTAAGGCGTTCTCAACCTCTCGCTCAATAGAGGCCATTAGGTCGTGATGTCGGCTAGTTCGATGGTATAGGAAACATCATCGGCGGCTTTGCTAAAGCCAGCAATCATTCTCTCGACCCCAGAAACAGAGCAAAGCTGTCCGATTGCTGGTGCCGATATTGCCGATGCCTTAACCACCAAACTTTGTGTAATCCTAATTATATCTCCACCAATATCCAATTCTTGTGCAGTCCCAAGGTCTGTAACACTTGCCGAAACCGCCGAGGAACCCAATCCTGTTACGCTCGCCCATAGGTCTCCGATCATATAGGTCAAATCGGTGGAGAAGTAGGTTGTGTCAATCGTGCCAGACATAACCTTTTAAGTGTGTCAATCAGCTTTTATTAGGCCGTCAAAGTCCCAAACATTCTGAATGGCAAAATCGTTTCTCTCTGGAAAAAGCATCGTTTCTTTGCCCAGCCTAACAGCCGAAGCCAAGATCATCGGAGAACTATTGATTCCCCAAAAGTTCTCTGCTCCACGAATAGCCTTTGCCATCTCCGCAACGCTTGGAGCCGTGTAGGTGTCTAGCCCTTGAATCTTAATTTCTGGCGGGGTTAGCACATAGAAGTTGTCTTTCCCTAATTGTTGTCGTGCATCCTTAATGATTAAAAGGGGGTTTCGATAGTCGCTTTGACTAATCCCAAATGGTGCAACTAGGTTATAGGTTTCTGGGAGTCCTATGGCTGGCTTTTCGTCTAGCTTATCCAGAACAATGTTTGTCTTTTCTGCATCCTTGATTTCTGGATGGTCATAAACAAAATCGTGCCAAGGCTTACGGCTTGCCCTAAAAGCATCGTATCGAGTAGGCCAAATCTGCAAGTCTATCTGATCTCCCCTGTTCCCTCGTTGGCAATATGAAACCATATCGAAAACCCCCGCATATTGCTCGTAGCAATCAATAAAAACTTCGTGGCCTTTATCGGCTAGAAATTTGGCGGCTGGTAGGCATCGAAGCACATCTCCAAGACGCTCCCGATAAATGATGGTTTTAGCAATCATCGGCAACGCTCTTGTCTGCTACAAATGACATATAGTCTGCAAGCCTAACCGGGCCTTTGATTTCTTGTAGCTTTTCCCATCCTTCGACCAATCCCTTATAGCCATAAAAGTCCTCCTTAAACTGCACTTGCTCTTTGGTCGCATAGGCAAAATGCTCGAAGGTTAAGCCCCAAGCCTCCGTCATTCCTCTTGGAATCATAAGTCCATTAACATTTAGCTTGGGAGGTTCGTGACTTACAAACTCGATGCCCTTCCCCCACTTCCACGCTCGAAACCATTCATACCAGTTCGACCCAAAACCCTGCTTGGTCACAACTTTCTTGTTTTGCCCGACATAGTAATTGCAATGGAACTGCATCGCTCGACCTTCCTCGCATCCTTTTAGATGCCCATAGATTGCATCTAGCTGGTCGGCTCTCCACATTTCATCGGCATCCACTTCCATAACCACTCCTTTTTCACTCCATGCAAAGCCTCTTTAATCATTGCCAGCTTTCCGGGGAAAGACTTCGCTTGCCAATAAACCGAAACGTTTGGTTCGTTAATGCTGTTTAGATATTCGTGCGTTCCGTCCACGCTTACAAAGTTCTTGTGGTATTTGTCTGGAACTTGCTTGCACCATCGGGTGCATCCTAGTGGTTCTGAAACTCCCTCTACAATCCTCCACTGCCAAGGAATCTTGAGCTTCTTGAACTCATCAAGATGCCTATTTATGTAGGGCATCCCATTGAGAACGATGGTAAAAATTGTTAGCACTTTAATCGCCCATAGATAACGCTAATCTCGGAACAGAAAGAAACTGAATCGTAACGATAACATTCAAAACCAATCGAATCAAACCAAACCATAAACTCTTTTAACCACAAGTCCGATGCGTGAAGTTCTATTGCAATTTCTTTAAGTGTTCCAACATTATCCATCTTTAGGAAGTTTGTTTCGTGTCCCTCGATGTCGCATTTAATATGTGTAATTGAATTGGATTTAATCCATTCTGAAATCTGATCGCATGAATCTACCATTTCACACTTAAAGACTCCGCTTGGATATTGTGCGGAAAGAGTGGTTATGTCCCCTTGATTTGTGTCCACGCCCAAGTAAAACTCTGGCTTTTGCAATAGGAAGTATTTGGATGTTCCATTGCCCTCTTGTCTTTCGCCTTCAGTCCAGAACGCACACCCCAAGTCCAGCACACGACCACCAGCAACATTAAGATGCTCCCAATGAATCTGTGGAGCCTCGGATGTAATCACGCCCTTGGTCATAGCTGGAAGATGGCCGCCCCATTCCGCACTGACCAATCCTCCCAAATCAATTTAGCGAATCCTTTTAGCTTGTGGTAATTCGTCCAGTTCTTGATGTCGTTCGTATCGTCCAAGGCTATGATTGCTTTATCCGCCAAGAACGGCCTTACGCATCGAAGTTCTGCTTCCCCGGAGAATGGCGATCCATCAATCAGCACAAAGTTAAAATCCGCATTGTGATCAAAGTGAATGTCTTCAATTGCGTTTGTCTGGTAGTCCTTGGCATTTTGCACGCACTCATCGTGCCAGCTAAAGATTTGCTCTAGCGGGTATTGATTAAGATTGGTTTTTGTGATGCGGTAAAACTCCTCCACATCTGCCTTGTTCATCCACAATCCAGAAACAACCGCCGTGCCTTGCACCGAAACCCCACCCTTTGCCTCTAGGTTCATGCGATGGCGGCCAATGCGATCCGGGTGATTCTCAATAGAAAATAGCTTATCGGTATGGATGCATTGCGTGGAGCCGTCCCCGGTTCCGCCGCCGATCTCTAACCCAATACGAAGCCCCTTGGTATATTTTGCCAAGGCTTGCCCAAACGAATCTTGAATGGTCACTTCTTGCATTTAATCTTTTTCTCTAAAGCCTTGCGAATGACATAGGCAATCACGGCTTCTTTATCATGTTTTAACGCCATCATACCAGCCTTAAATAAAGCATTTTCACATTTTTCATCGTAGCTAACATCTACTTCAACCATTTTGGGGGCTTTTCTGGCCTTGCCAAAGACAAGACTTCCAAGGTCTTTTTTACGCCCAATTATTTGCTTTGCGGTTTTCATAGATGGTCTTGCCTTTTTCGTAAAATTCTGGCTTATTATGATTTTTAAGCTGTTCGTCTGGGTTGCCTTTAGTGAACATCGGGTTTTCGTGCTTAAATTGAATGTCCTTGGACTCGACAACAACACCATCAGTATAGGCTCTATCGGTAAATTCATTGTCCGAATAGATGCCATCCGAACCTTGATAGTCTGGATGGAACATATAGCCCTGCTTGTTTAGCCTAGATTGCGTTAAAATAGCCATGCAAAGCAATTTGTCTTGTCGAAGCCCATCTGATACTGCCAGCACTTTCTCGGCCTTTGTATCCCCAATAGCGTTCAAAATTAGGGCATCCCAGTGCTTGCAGGGAGACCAATCATCGCTCATTTGAATAATCACATCCCCTTTGGCGTATTTTGCCCCCTCGTTCCAAGCATTGATGATTCCACCGGGGTTGCACCTAATGGCTTGGTGTGGGGTATAGTCCACCTTCTCATCGTGATCTACCGCAAAAATCCATTGAATCTCTAGTGGCTTTTGGGCAAGCGATAGCCATTGATAACGCCGTTGCCAAGCCAGTTGCGGTCTGCCTCTGGTTGCGTGAACCAAAGTGATTTTTGGAGTTGGCCACATCTTCAACATCTTCTCGGACTCCTCGTTATTTCCAACGCACACGCAAGCGATCTGGTAAAGGTCTAGGGCTTTCCAATCATAAACATCCTCAACTTGGTTCCAATAGTGAGTCTTTGGCCTATGCAAAGTCATCGCACTTCGGCTGGACGCATAAGCCTTGTTCCATTGTCCACGGCTGGCGTATTCCATCGCAGTATAATAGTGGGCTTCTCGGCGGTCTGGTTGAAGCGCAATTGCTTGCCCTAACCATTTAAGTCTTTCGTCTTTCCCGGTGCATCGTCCCAGATTGCAAAGCACATCATATCGGAGCGTATCGTCCAACTCTGGGAACATCAAAGCTCTCTTGCTGTAATCAATGCAACGCTCGACTTGGTTGGATAGATAGGCTTCTTGAGCCGTGTAGTAAAGCGAGTTGGGTGCGGGTTCAAGGGTATCCGCCAAGATGCGAAAGTTCCTATCAGCACTTTTTTGCTTGTATCCGTGAGGCTTGTGGATTCTAAAAGTATGATCTACTGCCACCAGCTTGTCTGGTTCACTCGCCACCAGCATTTCGTGGACTCGGTTCTTCCAGCGGCACTTGCCCTTGCGACTGAAAGTTTCTCGAAGGGGCTTGAGTCCGGCATTAGCCACATCGTATCTCATGGCCACTAGCCATTTGTCTTGCTTCTCTGCCTCGTCTAAAGCCCGATCAATCGCCTCCTTGCAACCCTCGGCCATCACATCATCGGCATCGACCCAAGCCGCCCACTCACAAGAGCAGTTATCTAATGCCAGATTGCGAGCTTCCGCAAAATCGTCAATATGAGGCCAATCAATGCGTTTATTTTTGTAGTGAACGACCTTGGCTCCAAAGCTCTTGCAAATCTCCTCGGTCTTATCTGGGGTCTGATTGCCCCTAGCGATTGCAACAACAAACTCCTTTGCAATGGATTTGAAGCTCTCCAAACATCGGTTAATGTAGGCTTCCTCATTTCCTGCAATTAAATAAATAGAAAGTTCGTGTTTCATTTAGGATTTCAAAGGTGGTTATTTTTAACTTAAAGTAAAGCGTTAAGTGTGGTCATTAGGGTGGTTATTCGAGTGTCTAAAAGAGCTAGGTCAATGTTTTCTCCAACGGAATAAAATGATGCCCTTGAGGTAATTGAAGAACTGCTTCCCCTAGACAAAGCATATACTGAAACATTTGTTGGAGTTGTAGAAGTATTTGCATCATTGTATGATGTTCCGTTGTATCTCCAATTTACGACATTTGATGCACTTCTGCTTGCTCCAGTAAGTCCCATGATTGGGTCTGTATTAGATGTAGATGGCGCAGATGAATAGTGTATTCTATAACTTAATGTTGATATTCCAATTTGCAGAAAACTACCACCTGTTCCCGCTTGAGTTCCCATAGCATACCTTGTTCCGTCTCTTGCTTGTGATGTTGATAGATAAATTGCCATATGCTTACTATTTTGAGGGTCGGCAGAATTGCTTCGATTTGTGTTAATATATTTTGCGGATAGTCCGTCCCCAAGAAATCCTAATTTTCTGCTGTAATCTCCACTACCAAAACCAGTATTTGTTGGTGCTGTTCCAACAAGGGGAACTAAAGCACCCAAATAAGTTCTAGCCCCAGCCAAGATACAAGAGGCTTTAATTGCTGTCCAAATCCCATCCGTCTTGCATCCCTTAACAAAAGTATTGATGGCGATCTTAACGGAGTTTTCTAGGGTTTGCCCATCGGCGGCCTCTACTGCGGTGAGGTAGGCTAGAGCGTCCGGGTCGTAGGTGTTTTTAATAGATAGAGAGCCGATTCCACCGATTCTTGTATTGCCGATTAACATAGGATTTCTAGGGAAATAGTGTCAATAGATGGCGTATTTAGCGTTTAGGTAACCTTCGACTTGCTGGCGTTCTGTTGTTGTTAAAACTCTGTTGTAGATTATTACCTCGGCAATATAACCATTCCATCTATCGGATGGTTCTCCATCATAATACCCGCATCCAACATACCCAGTTGTAAGAACTCTTTGCACATCTGAAACAGCTACGCTAGAACCAACAACTCCATTCTTAAATGCATTAACATTTGTAAGAAAATCTGAATAACCACCAAGCAAGTAGGGAGCGTTTGCAGTAAGCGCATTTGCAAAAGCAACATAACTAGTTTCATCAATGTTTCCTAGCGTAAATGCTGGCTCTGTTATGCCTGCTCTTGTTTGAACATAGTAATTTCCAACGACTCCATCCGAGTTTCCACCAACCATTGTTTTGTATTGTTGGTCAAAAAAAGCGGTTCCTATAACAAAAATTGTTTTTGGATAAAAACCTGTGTGTGGAAACGACAAACACCTTAATTCATCGTCACTAAACAAAATTGCTGGTTTATTGTTAATTGCTGAAGAAACATATGCTGGAGGGGAAATAATAGGAGTTGCATTTCTACCATTCCCACTCTGATCTGCCCACGCTGTTGCAATAGTATTTCCAGTTGGGGATAGGGTTGTTGAGGCTGTCGGCAATGGAAGTTCTCCAGCCGAGCCACTTATTGAGATTATTGAAGTATAATTTATTAAAATGCCATAAGCGCTAGTTCCTAAATTGGAGTCATAAAGAAAGAAAAAAAGCGAGGTCCCATTTGCTTCATCAAGAGTTATTGTGTTTCCATTCGGGCCAGTAAATTCAGTAAAACCACCGGACGCTCTAGTATATGTTCCGTTGCTTGTTGCTGTTCCAGCACCAGAAACAACAATCTGGCTTATAAACTTTTGTGGAGTTGTATCAACTCCAGCATCGGCCTTGAGCCAAAGACTCAAACCAGAAATGTCGCTAGGCTGACTAGACGGACTACCCGGATAAAGGGAATATCCATAACCCAGCTTGGGCATTGTTTAGCTCCCGATTGCGAGGACTAGGCCAGTATGCAACTGGAACGATGACACGTCACCCGGTAGATAGCTTCCAGCGGGGATAGTTGTAGCGGAGCCAATGGTTGTATTGGCAAAGCCACTCATTCCAGTAACAGAGGAAGTGAGCGAATAAAAGCGAGTATCGGTCAATGCAACAAGGCCAGCAAATGAACCAGTAGTAGCACTTCCAGTTGTGGAACTATACTTTGTTCCGGGGCGGGAAGCGTGGGAAATCTGCGAGTAATAAACAAAAGAAGGGGTATTATCTGCCATAGTTTCCTTGTGATTATGTCAAAAGAAAAAGGGGGAGAGCTTTCGCCCTCCCCCTTCTTCAAGGAACCAACCAATGAACCAATTTTTAGCTATAGGTAGTGGTGATACGAACCGCCGCATTAGCGTCAATGATCTTCTCGGCGGTGTTCATGCGAACACGGAGAACATTGCTACGCCGAGCTTCGTCACGATAGCTTTCAGAGACGAAACCACCCGGAGCATCATCAGACCAAACCAATGTGCGTCCCAATCCACCAGCCGTGAACTGACCGCTACCAACATTGGCAACAACGATCTTGGTGTCGGGAACGATGAACGAGCCAGAGTATGACTTGTTCTTGTTCGCCGTGTTGTAAGCCGCACGACCGATGTAGACTTTATCCACACCGAAAGCGGTTGCAATCTGCGTTTCATCGAGCAGACGGCCACCAGTATTGGAAACCACTCCGTAGAACTGATTCTGGAGGAGGGTTGTCCGGCGAACCCGTTCATAAACATTGGCCGACATGATGACGGCGTTTGCTTCGTATCCGAGTTTATTCAGAGCGAGCTTGCCAGCCGCAACGTCCGCAGGGGCGTTGATGGTTGCCAAGTTAGCTTCGGTGTAGTTAGCCGTGGGGCTAATATCAGCCGTGGTGAAGGGGGTCGTTGTTGCCCAGAGCAAGTCAGCCACCCGCTTTTCGTGGGAGAGCTTAACTTGGCGGAGCAAGAACTTCGCTGTTTCTGCCTCGATCGCAAAAAAACGCGATAAATCCGAGCGAAAACTGTCGTCCAGAAGCTCCTCTAGGCCGGTTTCGATACAATCGTAGGTATCGGAAGTGAATTTCCGAACCGCACGGGCGTATTCAGCACCAGCAGTACGCTTGGCCGCATCGGCGTTTAATAGATCGGCATCAGCCGTCTGCACTTTGAGATAAACGCCACTCTTCGCCGGGACGGGCAAGAGAGGCATAATGTCAGCACCAATCATCCCAATCTGGGCGGGGGCTTCGATTAGGGCTTGGTTGATGTCCGCACGAATTGTCGTGCCACCAGAGATAAAGCTCATTTTATATTATTCTTTCTTTGTTTGTTGTTACTATTGTTTAGAACAATGGAACTGCGATTTCGATAACCGCCGAGGTTGCCGTGGCCGCTTCAAGAGCGATTCCAGCAGTCGAGAGGTTAGCCGCAAGCGTGGTGCATTGGCCAGCCGCATCAAAAAAGAGCGTGTTGCCAACCGCACAAGTTCCAGAAACCGTTGCGAAGAAGGTGGGGTGAAGCATTTTTACAGTTACGAAACCGCCAGCGGGAGCATCTTCTTGAGTCACGCCAATGGTTTTGTTAGCACCAGAAACCGCAACATTTACGAAACCCGCCGTGGTGGTATCGGGAGTAACAAAACGATAAGCCGAAACAGCGGAAGCCGTTCCGAATGTGCGAAAAACATTATCAATTTGAGTGGACATTGTATTTAATCCTTTGTGTTAGATTTTAGTAATGCCACGGCTTTTGGCCTCGGCATAT